GTAGAGTTCAACTTGTCTACCGAAACTTGGACTGTTGTAGATACGGATATTTACGAACTACGAATCACCATTCAAAATGTTAGCGCAGCCTACGAGATTGGGCTATTCCAAAACGGAGTGCAGATAGGCGTAGCCCAAGAGGATGCTCACCCAGCCTCAAGCATTCTAATTACATTTGAGGGCTATGGCTTTGATAGTGGCGATGAGGTGCAAATCAAGATACGCCCAAGAACGGCTACGACATTCAACTACCAAGTAACGGACTACACGGCCTACGATGCCTCTACAATCACTCAACGCTTTGAGGTAGACCAAACGGCCTTCGCTACTTATTCGTTCCTTCTTGCAATGTCCCCTTTGATGCCCGAGATTAAGGTGGCTGATTTCATTGCGGGAATATTCAAGATGCACAATGTTGTCATTACGCCAAATAGTACTACCGAGTTCAACTTACAAACATTGAATGATTGGTATGCGGATGGGGTAGACAAGGACTTCCAAGAGTATTTGGACATCACGGAAACGACCATCAACCGCCCCGACTTGTATCGTAGGATCTCTTATGAATACCAAGACACGGAGCAGATACTCGGCTATGAATACCAAAGGACCAATACAACGGGCTTTGGAGATTTAAGAGCCGACTTTACATTTGATGGCGATGAACTGCAAGTAGAGCTTCCATTTGAGTGTCCATTATTTGAAAGGATAACAGATATTGACAATGGAACGCTCACAAACATCCTTGTCTACAAATCCCAAACGCGGGAGTTTGATACGGACTTTGAAAATCGCTTCCAGCCTTATGTCGGTGCGCCTATCCTAATCTATGGCGATTTTTCATTGGACATATCATCAAACCCAATCTCTTTTGTTGATGAGGCGAATGCGGAAACACAAGTAAACCAAGTATGGTACGCTAATGTGTCAAGCACAAGCACGGGAACGGGATTGGCCTACTCTATTTGCTGGGGTGCTGATACCGATCCATTCTACCTAACGCCCGTAGGTAAGAGCCTATACCAAACCTATTGGAAGGACTATATTTCGGATTTGTATAACACAAGCCGTAGGTTGGTTGAAGTAGAAGCCCAACTACCGATCGGAAAGATTATCACCTTTGATCTCAAGAACAAGATTATTTGGAACAACCAAAAGTGGATTGTCAACAGTGCAAACATCAATATGACTACGGGCAAAGCCACTCTTGAATTACTTAACGATGTATGAAGACAAGTTATTTAAGTTATTTGATTGAGTTGCTTCAAACCGATGAATGGAAAGGCAAGAGCCACAACATAGACATCGCAAAAGGCAAGTACCGAATGCCCAAGAGTTGGACGGAGTTCTTAAAGCGTAGATAATGGCAGTAATTGAAAACATAAAGATTGAGGGCGATGCCTCCAAACTAATTGATGCCATTGACCAACTCAATAAGCGTGTGGGCGAACTTGAGGGGCAACTCAAGGATGTAAATACGGGCGTAAAAGATTTGGGCAAAACGGGTAACTCCGTTTCAAAGGCCGTAGGTGGAATCGGAACCGCCTTGAAGGGAATTGGTATCGGTGTATTCATTGCAGCGTTTGACCAATTAAAGGAGGTTTTTACGGGAAACCAAAAGGTGATGGACATCTTCAACACCTTACTCAATACCCTTAAAATCCTTTTTAATGACCTCGCAGAAGCGGTACTTCCTCCCGTATCAAATCTTCTGAATAGCATCTTCAGCGATCCCGTTCAGTCCATCAAGGACTTCGGTCAAGCAATCCAAGATTATGTACTAAACTTCTTTGATCAAATCCTTTCTTCCGTAGGCCATTTAGGATCAGCCCTTGTAAGCCTATTTAAGGGTGATTTTAGCGAAGCACTTGAGCAAGTTAAGTTGGCGGGTGCTGATGCGGTAGATGCCCTCGTAGGCGTTGAGGAAGGTGGTATTGAAGCGGTAAAGAATGTAGCCAAAACGGCTTTTGAGTACGCCAAAAACCTACCAAACCAAATCAAGGAAGCCGTCAATTCGGCTCAAGCCCTTGTGGAATTGGAGAAGGCTGCACAACTCGCAGCCGTGCAACGCCAAAAGATTCAGTTGGAATATCAACGGAGTGCAGAGGTATTGCGCCAACTGCGTGATGATGAAACAAAGAGCATTGATGAGCGTATCAAGGCGAATGCCGATCTACTTGCCTTGCTTGAAGAACAAACCGCCAAAGAGCGTGAACAAATTGAGATTCAAGTAGCCTTTGCACGAGCAGAATACGAGAAGAACAAGACAACGGAGAATCTCGTAGCCCTTCGTCAAGCGGAGCTTGAATTGATTGATCTAACGGAACGCCTTGAGGGTCAACGATCCGAAGCCTTAACAAACCAAAACTCTTTGATGCGTGAGCAGTTGGATATTCAACGCTCCGCTACGGAAGCAGCAAATGAGGCTTTTGAAACACAAGCCCAAGCATCTCTTGATGCGGAAATTGCTCGTAGGACGGCAGATGCCGAATTGATTTTAAACGAGGAGGAAAAGGCTCGGACATTATACGAGATTGAGCGTGATAGAATCAACAAGCAAGAGGCTCTAAACGAACAACTCAATGCCAATCGCCTACTTCTCGTAGAGGAAGAACTTGCCCGTCTTGAGGCACAAGGGCAAACGGAAACCGCATATTATCAAGATTTAGCGAATCAAAAACTTCAAATTGATGCGGACTACAACGCAAACAAGGAAGCTCTTGATTCCGAGCGCGTAGCCAATGAAAAGGCTAATGACCTCCGTATCGTTGAGAATCGCAGAGCCTTACAAGAGGCATCTTATCAAATCGCCTCTCAAAGCCTTGAGGCCATCAGCGCATTGCAACAAGCCTTTGCAAAAGAGGCTGCTGATGGTGATGAGGCTACAAAGCGTAGGCAATTTGAAATTCAAAAAAAGCTCTCATTGGCTTCCGCTATTGTAAGCGGTATTGAATCGGTACAAAACGCATTTAAGTCGGCTGCTGCTTCACCGATCACTTCGCTACTACCCGCATACCCCGCCATTCAAGCCACCCTTGCTGGGGCTTTTGCTGCTGCTCAAGTTGCAGCCATTGGGCGTAGCCAATTTGAATCAACGCAGATAAGCACAAGTGCTGCTTCAACTGCAACTGCTCCTTCAGTATCTCCATCGTTTAATGTCGATGGACAAAGTGGAATCAATCAACTTGCCGAGAGTATCGGACAACAAAACCGCCAACCGATGAGAGCTTATGTCGTAGGAAGCGATGTAACTTCATCCCAAGAATTAGAAAGAAAGAGAATTAAAACCGCAACTTTCGGATGAACATAATTGAATTAGTGCTTGATGAGATGCAAGAGATGATGGGAATCCAAGCCATCAGCATCGTTGAGAACCCCGCTATTGAGGAGGACTTTGTAGCCCTCAAAACGCAGAAGGTAGAGTTCGCTACCCAAAACGAAGAAAAGCGCATCCTAATGGGTGCTGCCCTTATCCCCAACAAGCCCATCTATCGCAGAAGCGGTGAGGAGGAGTTCTATGTGTATTTCTCAAAGGACACTATCCGCAAGGCAAGTGAATTGTTTTTCCAAAATGGAAACCAAAATAAATCAACCCTTGAACACGAAGCCGAGCTTCAAAAATTAAGTGTTGTTGAATCTTGGATCGTAGAGGACACCGAGAAGGATAAGTCAAGCCTCTATGGAATGGAGATGCCCGTAGGAACTTGGATGATTTCTATGAAGGTCAACAACCCCGACATTTGGGAGAATTATGTCAAAACGGGAAAGGTCAAGGGATTCTCTATTGAGGGCTACTTTGTAGACAAGGTAAACTTCAACAAGCAAGAGATGGAAGTGTTGGAGGAGCAAGAAGCCGAACTCATCCTATCACAAATCAAAGCCGTCATTAAAAAGGATGGCCGTAGAAAAAGCGGTAAGCGGACTGAACTTGAATCTTACACCGATTACCCCGATGCAGTAAAAAACAACGCCAAGAGAGGCATTGAAATGAACGCAGAGGTGAATAACAAATGCGCTACGGATGTCGGTAAGATCCGCGCCCAACAACTCGCACAAGGCAAACCCATCAGCGTAGAAACCATCAAGCGTATGTACTCCTACCTATCACGGGCAGAGGAATACTATGACGAGGGCGATACGAAGGCTTGTGGAACGATCTCTTACCTTTTGTGGGGTGGTCTTGCGGGTAAGCGTTGGGCAGAAAGCAAACTCAAAGAAATCGGACAATTATGAAAGGCGATGTAGTAATACCTTCACGCACCTCACCCAAAGGCTCAAAGCGTGGTTGCTTGTGTAAAGACAAAAACACCTACTCTCGTAAGTGTTGCGATGGCTCCCTATGGGCGCAAGGAATCGGACCAACAACGGGAAACAACTAAAAATGTAAATTCTTTTTTTAAATCAATTATTTAGATAGTTATGAAAGCAACTGAAGTATTAAAGCGCATTATGACAGAATTGTCTTCCGTTAAAGAGGAGGCGGTTGAAGTCAAGTTTGAGCAAATGACTTTGGAGAACGGCACTGTTCTTGAGGCAGAGGCGTTTGAAGTGGGTAATGAGGTATTCATCGTCAATGAAGAAGATCGCATTGCCGTTCCCGTTGGAGAGTATTCATTGGCTGAAGGCCGTGTTTTGGTAATTACGGAAGAAGGCATCATTGCCGAGATTCGTGAGGAAGGAGCAGAAGCCGAAGTTGAGGTAGAGGTTGAGGCCGCCGAAGAAACCCCCGAGAACGCTCCCGAAGTCGTTGAAGAAACATTGGCCGAAGAAATGCCAATGGAAGACAAAGTTATGGCGATCGTGAACCCTATGATTGAAGAAATCAAGGCAGAGCTTTCAGCTATTCGCGAAGAAATGGGTGCTTACAAAGAGAAGATGAGTGCCGTAGAGGAGGAGAACGCAAACTTGAAAACCGAGTTATCCTCACAATCTGCTGCCAAACCTATCAAGCACAATCCCGAAACCGCTCCTAAATCAGAAGTTAAGTTGGCCAATCGTCGGCCTCAAACTTCTTTTGACCGAGTGTTAGCAAAAATGAATAAATAAAAAACCACAATAGAAAATGGCCACGACCACTTCAATCACTACTACTTACGCTGGCGAATTTGCGGGTAAGTACATCGCTGCTGCTCTTTTGAGCGCAGACACCCTTGACAAGGGTCTTGTTGAAATCAAGCCTAATGTCAAATTCAAGGAGGTTATCAAGAAAGTCGCTACGGGCGATTTGGTTGCTAACGCTTCTTGCGACTTTTCTGCATCTTCTTCTTTGACTTTGACGGAGCGCATCTTGCAACCCGAAGAATTCCAAGTGAACTTGCAGTTGTGCAAAAAGGACTTCCGTTCCGATTGGGAAGCCGTACAAATGGGCTACTCTGTTTATGACAACCTTCCCGCCTCTTTCTCTGACTTCTTGATCGGCCACATTGCTGCTAAAGTTGCTCAAAAGACCGAGCAAACTATTTGGGGTGGTGTTAACGCTACTGCGGGTGAGTTTGACGGCTTTGTTACTTTGATGACCGCTGACGGTGATGTAAACGATGTTACGGGTACAACCGTGACGGCTGCAAATGTCATTGAGGAGCTTGGTAAAGTAGCTGACGCTATTCCAAACGCCCTTTACGGCAAAGAGGACTTGACCATCTATGTTCCCCAAAATGTAGCTCGTGCTTATGTTCGTGCTTTGGGTGGATTCGGAACAAGCGGTCTTGGTGCCAATGGTATGGACAACAAAGGAACTATGTGGTATGGTCAAGGCGATTTGTTCTTTGACGGTATCCGTGTTGCTATGGTAAGCGGACTTGCTTCCAACAAGATGGTTGCAGCTCAATCTTCTAACCTTTACTTCGGAACGGGCTTGTTGAGCGATCACAACGAGGTTAAGTTGTTGGATATGGGAGATTTGGACGGAAGCCAAAATGTACGCGTCATTATGCGCTACACGGCTGGTGTTCAATACGGAATCGGTTCTGACATCGTATTGTACTCTTAATTAACCGAAATTGACTAACCCAAAGGAGGGCTTGGGGAAAACCCTCGCTCTCCTTTTTTATTTTAAATAACTATGGCTTGTGATTTGAGTACGGGACGCACAGTCCCTTGTAAAGATGTGGTAGGTGGCATCAAGGCGGTCTACTTCTCCAATTACGGAGATTTGGGTGCTATCACCTACGATGTAACGGATACCGATGCGATTGATTCTTTCGCGGGTACACCCGATGCTTACCAATACGATGTAAAAGGAAACTCCTCTTTCACGCAGAATGTAAACTCATCACGCGAGAACGGAACGACCTTCTACGAGCAAGTATTGGAGCTGACATTCACCAAATTGGATAAATCTTCACACAAAGAGTTGAAACTTATGGCCTATGGACGGCCTCACGTTTTTGTTGAGGACTACAATGGTAATATCTTTGTGATGGGATTGCTACACGGAGCAGAAGTTACGGGCGGAACGATTGTAACGGGAGCAGCAATGGGTGACTTGAGCGGTTATACCCTTACCTTGACTGCCCAAGAGCAAGTACCCGCCAACTTCATTGACAACACCTTGAGTGGTGCTGGAGTTGTTGTTTCTGCAACGCAGATCAATCCTTAAGGTGTGTTGAACGGGAGGGGGCTTATGCCCCCTTCTAACCTTTATTAAAATGAACAAAGAACAATCCGTATATAACAAACTGCATAAGTTTGGAAAGACACAAGAGCCTATCAAAGTTGAACTTGGAATGGTTCAAGAAGCGGTAGATGCTGCAAATCAATTATTAGAAATTGCTGAAGAACTTGGTGGAACAAAGCGTTCTTTAAAAGCCGATATGCGTCGCATTGACGGTTATGTTCAAGACGGAAAGCAGTATCAAAAATATGCCGAAGCCCTAAAGCGTGATATACGCTCCGCAAACAAGAATCTCGGAATATCTGACTCTGAAACGCCCGTATTGAAGTTTTTAGATGATGCTCTTGGTGCTTGGCAAAGTTCACTTGATATGAAAATATAATTTTTAGGCTCAATACAATCAAGAGGCCACCTTCGGGTGGCTTTCTTTTTGGAATAAACTTTCACTTTAAGGTTATTTAAGTACGATGCACATTTTACAACCCGTAGGAACATCACAAACCATCACCATCATTCCGAGAGACTATGTATTTTCTTCGGAGGATTTGGATTTGTACTTTGAGCGTGTCTTGCTTGATGGTGGGATTCTTGAGGCTTCCAGTTGTGTACGCCAAGCGTTGAACGACCTTGATGGCGTTACTTTGTATCTTACAAACGAGAATACCAACACTACGGCTACCATTAACCCAACCATTACCGAATCTAACGGCTTTATGAGCCTCTCTGCGACCTTTTCTTTGGTCGGTGGGACATTCTATGGTATGAAGATTTTTAAAGGCTCTAATCTAATTTATCGTGATAGAGTTTTTGTAACTTCACAAACGGAATATGACAAGTTCACGGTGAACCAAAATGTCTACACGGAGGAGCAATCCTACAACAACGAATTTATTGTGTTATGAGCAACATCCGATTTGTAAACCTATCCAACTATACAACTCCCGAAGTCAAAGAATATCGGGACAAGGATTGGGTTGCCTATGGTGAATCAAACAACTACTTCCAATATCTCATTGACCGATACAACGGAAGCGCAACAAACAACGCAATCATCAACGGGATCTCGGAATTGATCTACGGAAAGGGATTGGATGCTACGGATTCTTCGCGGAAGCCCGATGAGTACGCTCAAATGAAATCTTTGTTCTCAAAGGATTGTTTGCGGAAAGTAACGGCAGACCTCAAGATGATGGGTCAATGTGCCTTTCAAGTCATCTACTCCAAAGACCACACCCGCGTGACGGAGGTATTCCATATGCCCGTTGAGAGCTTACGAGCCGAGAAATGCAATGAGGATGGCGATATTGAGGCCTACTACTACGCAAAGGATTGGAGTGCCGTAAAAGACAAGAAAGAAACCCCTATGCGTATTCCCGCCTTTGGGTATAGCCAAGAGGGTATTGAGATTCTATACATCCGTCCCTATCGTGCGGGATTCTACTACTACTCACCCGTTGACTATCAAGGAGGCCTACAATATGCCGAGTTGGAGGAGGAAGTAGCAAACTATCACCTCAACAACATCAAGAACGGAATGAGCCCCTCTATGTTGATTAACTTCAACAACGGAGTTCCAACGGAGGAGGAGCGTTATATGATTGAGAGCCGTATCGGTGAGAAGTTTAGCGGAACGAGCAATGCGGGTAAGTTTATCCTTGCCTTCAATGACAACAAGGAAATGTCCGCTACGATTGAACCCGTACAACTATCCGATGCTTCCGACCAATACCAATTCTTGGCTGATGAGGCAATGCGTAAGTTGATGGTTGCTCACCGCGTTACTTCCCCGATGCTTTTGGGTATTAAAGACCAAAGCGGACTGGGTAACAATGCCGATGAGTTGAAGACGGCTTCCACCCTATC